TTTCACTTATGGTGACGACAACACAGCGGGAGTAAGTGAGAGCGCCCCGTGGTTCAACCACACTGCCATCCAGCAGGTTTTCGCTGGCATTGGTGTTGAATACACAATGGCTGACAAGAGTGCGGAGAGCAAGCCCTACATTCACATTGATGAGGTGTCCTTCTTGAAGCGCAAGTGGGTGTGGAACGATGAGGTTGGTGATTGGATGGCACCTCTTGAGGAGGAGTCCATTATCAAGTCCCTGACCATGTGGGTACCATCGCAGACTGTCAGCCGTGAGAAGCAGATGGTCGACGTTGTGGAGAGTGCTATCAGTGAGTACTTCTTCTACGGTCGCGAAAAGTTTGAAGAAAAAAGTTCATTTTTCTCGAAGTTGCTCCAAGCTGAGCCCTTCTGTTTTTACGTGAAGAAGTCGACGTTTCCGACGTATGATACGTTGGTTGAACGATTTCACCGCGCCTCCGCGGCGCTGTAGGCTCAAAGCTTACAATTGTCTTTGGTCTAAGCCGACCACTGACTCTTATCACAGGTTTCAGAAAAATGATAAACAGCTCCCGAAAGTACTGGGAGATATTGTTGAGGTGGTCACTAAAAGTACCACTCCATCCCTGAAGCAAAAGAAGTGTGCTTCTTGGATGAGTAATATCCACTTTACCCTTCAATCGCTCGATGTCAGCGATACAACTCACCCCACGGGTCTGACAATGACAAGTGAGACTGTCACCTTTGTGGACAACAGTTCGGGTACAGTCACTGAGGTTGAGGCAGGGAGCAATCCCATCGCGTCCCAAAACGCAACTGCCAACACTTCTCTGGCCAAATTCTTGAGCCGTCCAACTTTGATTGACACTCGCACATGGTCCACGTCGGACTTAGTGGGGTATGTGGGCTCCACCATTGAGCCATGGCATCTCTACCTGAACAACGCCGTCATCAAACAGAAGCTGAGTAATTATGCTTTTCTGCGTGCGAGATTGTGCGTCAAGATTGTGATCAACGCCACACCATTCCATTTCGGTCTGATGCGCGTTGCCTACCAGCCAAATGTCAATGCGGCTGATACTGGCGATCGCAAGAATATGATCCGCACCAACTCGGTTTCCACTTTGCCGTACATGGTCCCATTGAGTCAACTGCCAGGAGTTTGGGTTCACCCCTCAGACAATTCGGCTGGTGAGATGGTTTTACCCTTCTTCAACCAGCGTAACTGGCTACGGCTATCAACTGCTGCACCTGCAAAGACGATGGGTGCCCTGTACTACTACGTTAATGCTCCTCTGGGCGTTGCTAGTGCTACTGGGTCCACGGCGGTCACTGTCGATACGTTTGCATGGCTCGAGGATGTTGAGTTCAGTGGTTCTACCGCAGAGCTTACTCTCCAGTCCCGTGATTCCGTTGACAGCCTTGATGCTGAGTGTGACCACGTTGTGTTGCGTGCTTGGCATTGGCTTCGCAATGTGCTCGGATGTGGGCCAGATCAGAAGGCAGCCTCATGGCTGTCTCCTGTCTCTAGTCCCGCCAGTGCTGCGTACCATGTGCAGGCACGCGACGAATACGACGGTCCTGTCTCACGCGTTGCGAGTGCTGTGGCTCAGGTAGGGCGTAATCTTGCCGACGTCCCTGTCATTGGTAAGTTTGCGCGAGCTACCTCCATTGGAGCTGGCGCCCTCGCCGACATTGCGTCCATGTTTGGTTTCACCAACACGCCCGTCACCACGGACATTCCTGCACGCATGCCTACACCGGGACCGCCCATCGCGAGTTCTGAAATAGGTGCGCAAATCCAGAAACTGACGCTCGATCCAAAGCG